GACATGCCGCACAGGATTTACACTGTGGGTTTTCTGCATCCGACGCAGGACGTAGGCCGTCGTTGCTGTAGCAATCAGGAGCGCTACTGTCGCCCTCTGTGTAAGCGCTGGCGTAATACACCTTGGAGCGGTTTGGGTTAACCGCAACGATAACACACTCGAGGGACGGAACCGGATCACCATGCTCGTTGGTAATAAGTTCTTTGTCACCGCCACGTGTCACGTGGAACACTTTACCCTTGAGGGAGATTACGGGAAACCCACCTTCGCCAGAGGCGTTAGCGAATACGTTTTGTACTTGAGCCGCACTCTGCAAGTGGGCTGGTAGTTTTGAATTTAAATTTACCAATTCGTTCATGGTTTGCTCCTATTTACGTCTAAAGTTTACGACTTGCGTCGCGGATGTGTTTACTCCGGGGACGTTGTCTCCGTTGATTTCTTGGTGCTGCTGGTGCGCAGTCTTGTTCACGCGGTTCTCAACCAGTTCCCACGCGTCGTTTTCTTTGACGTAGCTCCAGAATGCTTCTGGGTCAGCTACCGTCGCCGTCGAACGTGTTGACATGTAAGCAGTACCAACGTCGCGAGCGGACACGCTGTCGATGTCCCGTTCGTTCATACGCCGAAGAAATTCTACTTCGATCTTGTCCTGCTTGAGCTTGTCGCCACTATCATCTTGTGAGTACGCCGCTTTGCGTTGCGCCCTGCGATCACGCAGTCCCACAAATACTTTTATTAGTTGGCCATCAGCCAACTCGCATATTTTCGCCATTTTCATTCTCCTTTTTGGCCGTTAACCATTGGTCAATATCAGCTTCGTCCCAACGCAAGACCTTCTGCGAGACCCTTATTGGTTGAGGGAAACTGTTTTCTCTTCGTCGAAGCGCAGGGAGTGCTGCTTTAGTGATCCCTAGCTTTTCCGACACTTCTTCGGGTTTAAGTAAGTTCATTGTAGATACCTTTATATGTGTACACCTGTCAACACATTAGTTCATATAGGTGCATTGGTCAAGCGATCAAGAGTTCGCGATGCGCTTTAACTTCGTCCAGAAGTGCGCCTTGCATCTTCTGCTTATTGCGGAGCCGTGCGTAGATGCGCTTCTCCACGGGAGTGCCTTCAAGACAGATAATAAAGTTATTCATCTTCTGTCCGGGGCGGTTGATGCGTCCGTTAGCCTGTTCGAACGTCTCGTTGCTTGTTATGCAGCTATACCAAACGATGGTGCTGGCTGCGGTGAGTGTTAGCCCGTGGCTCATGGCGGCGGGTTGCGCCACGAGAACTTTGGGGTCTTTGGTTTTCTGGAAAGAAGAAAAGATTCGGTCGCGCTCGTCTTTCTTCACTCCGCCGTGAATGACTTCGACAGTGAAGTCTTTGCTTAGCTCCTCAGCTACCATGTTTACTGAGGACACGTATGGTACAAACACGATAACTTTGCCTTGCGCCGAGTGGCAGATAGACCGCGTCTCCTCGACGCGCGGCGTTGCTGGAATAGTAACCTGAGTGCCATCGGGTGCGTAGACTACGCCGCAAGCAATCTGCACCAGCTTGCCCATCTTCACTGCCTCGTTGACAGCGGTAATGTCCCCCTCTTCTGCTTGAAGGCGCAGTTTTGTAAGCATCTCTTTGTATGCTTTGCCTTGGTCTTTGGTCAGCGGTACTTGGCGCGTCTCGTACATAAGCGGAGGTAGGTCTAAGCACTCGTCGCGGGTGAAGCGCACAGAAGGTTGCATAACTTCGCGCACTGTCTCGGTGGCACCTTTCTTAGCGATCCATTGAAACTGGGATAGCTGTTTCATTACCTGCCCCTTGAACCTGTTAAAGTATGGTGGAACTGCATCAGGTACGACTAGGCGGCACTGCGCCCACGCGTCTGTAGGAGCGTTTGGTGTCGGTGTTCCTGACATGCCCCAACATGCACGGGGTGCTTTGTGCTTATTGACGACGGTGTTGATCTTACGCCAACGTGTGGTGCTTGCGTTACGAGCGCATTGTGCAATCTCGTCAACGATCACGAGGTCGATGTCGGTACGGTCTTTGAGGTGTGGCTCGATGATGCCAACGCCGTCGTGGTTGATGATGTAAACATCGAAGTCTTCTTTAAGTAACTTGATGCGTTTGTCCTTGGCTCCATGCAGAACTGTATATGTGAGGTGGGGGAAGTGCTGAAAGATTTCGTCAGCCCACGTCCGCTCTAAGGTAGACAACGGTGAGATCACCAATGCTTTGTTCATCTGTCCGATGCTGCGTAGGTAGTCGTACGCCCACAGCGACGCCAACGACTTGCCCGTACCTAATTCACTGAGGTTAAACGCACGTTTATTCATAGACAGAAACGCGGCAGCTTCGCGCTGCGCGTGAAATGGTTTAAAGCGACCCGGCCATTCATAGTACGAACGGATCGGAGCAGGAGCATCATAGCCCAAGTTGCGCAGGAGAGTGGTCTCTTCTGTACGATGCGGCACAGCCACGAGAGGCTGGCCTTTTACACTGAACCTTTTGGCGCTGGGCACCACGTTCAATATCTTCTCGGGCGACTTACTCTTGAGTATAAGCGCCTTCTTTGTTGGCCATACTAGCATGGTTGGTTTCCTCATCTATCTGTCTGATGCGTTCATCGCAGATGTGTTTGATTTTTTCGTAGTCGAGGCGACGTTCGCCTTTGTCTCGCAGGACGCGCTTAATGATGTCTGCGTCCCAAGGGTTGAGACCGTACTCAAACCATATGTCCCATGGTTGAATACGTCGTTTGGAATAGTCGGAGTGCCCGACGTTGTATTCGCGAGGGTTCATGTTTTACCTTTGGTGTACATGCCGGGTTTTTTGCCGCGCCAGCCTTTGTTGGCCTTCGCGCTTACTACTCGGGTGTTCGCCTTAGTATTGCTACCGCCAGCATCCAAAGGCACCTTGTGATCTACGTGCTTGCCGTCGCCTTTCTTGACGCGCCCTGCGGCCACAGCTTGACGCCGCGACTTGTTCGTCGCTGCGCGTTTCTTTTTCACGTCGGCGCGAGCGTTGTACTTCGCCTTGGTAGCCAGTTCTTTCTTTGAGGACTTAGTCATCTGGTATCCTTTCAATAGTTTCTAAAAGAGACTTTACTTGCTCAACGTCGTCGACCACATGTGCTAACCCGTTAGCACGTTGTATCTCGTCAATTTCACGTTGTTGGTTTGCGGTGACGTTCTTTATCTTACCCGGTGCCTTCGTCTCAAAAGCCATGAACAGACCTTTATAGCAGACGAGAATATCAGGACAGCCAACACGCCCCATACCGTTCGACACTGGCATGTAGTACCAAGCGCCGATTGATTGAAGGTATTCTTTGACCTTCTTCTTAACTTTGCCTTCTGGGGTCATAGCCATGGTTAATCACGCTCCCGCGCTTTTACGTCTAAGTAGTCACCGTACATACTAATATATGCTTCTAGCCTGTGAAGTAATTCGTTTTCTAACAAGGTTGCACTTGGCTGCTTGAACCCGTAGCGAACCAATTCGTCGTTGGTTAGCTGCATCGGGTCGACTGCTTGCTGGGTTGCATCGGTCATTTCTCATCAAAGTCTTTCTGCCAGTCCTATAGTCGCTGGCGTTCTACATGTTGTTATTTACCACAAAACTCGCACAAGGACTGGCCTACTGGACACCAATTCTTGCATAAACCAGATGGTTTCGGGAGCCACTTATCTTCATCGTACGCGACTGCTACCCGTGATAGCCGCGGTAAAAATTCGTTCCAAATTTCCGGTAGTTGCTCACGCGTGAACATCTCCTTATCAAACTTTGAGACTTTTAACCAGATGAACCCAGTCACCACTTTATTGATCCACGGGTACATAGCGAAAGCCAGCGCCGCGAATAGTTTAAGTTGATCGTTGTCTGGTCGGTGTTTGCCTGTCTTCCAGTCGAGCAAGTACGCAGTGTCGGAGCCAACAACTCCGATGTCTATAATCCCACGTACCCACACGTCCTTCGCCATCCATGTAGTCTGACGAAAGTCTTTAGTGAGCGCGACACGTTCCTCAACCACGCGCTTACCTTCGTATGACAGTATCTTTTTAACGTACCGTCCGTACTGCTCCATCTCAGGGGGCAACGGCTTCTTGCCATTGGCGAAGTCTTCAAGTGCTTTATGCACCTTGTTGCCCCAAATTGTAGCCTCAGTCTGTTTCTCAACAACTTGTTTTGTGACACGCGTCAGCTGAAATCGCTTCGGGCATGTTTCGAACGCAGTAAGTGCTGAGTAAGACCAAGGTTTCTTTAGTTCCACGGGGGTATTCCTCCTTCGAATATTTCAGTGTCAATAATTTCCCAGAACTCTAGCAGTAGTTCTGCCCTAGTCTCGACGTCTATTCGATCTGCCTTGCGGTCGTCTCGGTGCTTATCCAAGAACAACAGGCGTCGCTTCGCCCATTCATGCTCTAAGCTAGAGACCCACTTTAGACGTGAGTGATAATCTGTCTTGCCAAACAACGCCTCTGCTTTGGCCACGGCTCGTGTTGCGCGTTCGCGTCGTTGCTGCTGCACGTACCTGCCGTTGATACGACGGTGTATGCTCTGCACTTGTTCCCACGCTAAGTCTTCTTTGCTGAAACTGTCGCGTATACCTACGAGGTACTGAACGAAGCCATCGGCGTTGAACGCATATGCTTCAATTAACGGCTTTAAGAACTCGTGCGTCTTTGGCAAAAGAAATATGCTTGGGTCTTTGGCAAAGGTCTGCATGTACTTATCCGTTAGTGTTAGCCATTTTTTAATATTGCTGGGGTTTCGCAGCAAGTAATCAGTTGTTTGTCTTAAATCGGGTTCCATTCCTCATCTCCCATTCCTTTGTTCTTTTGTGGTGTTCCGTAGCTTAAAGGATCAATGGGTGGGGCTTGATGTGGATCAGACCAATCGCTTGCGCTTCGGCCTTGGCAGGAGCCATCTCCGTTATAGTTGTTTCTGTGCATTTTTTCTCCTCTGTACTTGTTTACATGTATATAACATAAGCCGAACATAAATGCACACATTTAAACACATTTCAAGTATTTATTTTGCGTCGCCATATGTGTCAGCTATATCTCCTTCACTCCATGTGATTAACTCAGGCCACCACGTAGGCGGTGTCCTCATTACTTGCTGAACTATGTCTAGCATTATCTCAGCTTCGTCTTCTGGTACGATGTACACTAATTCGTCATGTACCATTAACGCAGGGTTTAGTTTTGTGATCTTTTGAACTGCCAACGCATTGTCGGCAATCACACACCGAGCCAAGTGTTGCACGATGTTCTCGTCAATTTTTCCTGCATATATTCTGGCCTTGTTCCGACCATGCCCGTAGACAAACTCTTTACGGTTGTCGTCTTCGTTTACCTCTGTCCGTAAATCTGGATACCGAATCAATCCCTTGGGTGTACGCAGTCCTTCGGGAACTGGCACCACCATACCCCACGGGTCGACTGCGTTACCCTCCGAGCCTCGCATAATCGTAGGCAGTGCGGCGTGGCATGTGCGCCAGCCCTTGGTAATTTCGTAGTATTCGTCGCGCCACTTGTCGACGATGTCCCTGCTCTCATCTTCGGTGATGTCGACGCCGCCCATCAGCTTAGCAACCTTTTGAAACGTGACGTACCCAGCACCAAAGCCAAGACCTAAGTGAGCCACTTTACCCACCTGACGTTGGACTTTTGTCACGTCGTCGTATGGTACGCTGTACAGTTTGCTGGCGAAGTCTTTGTAGAGATCGGCTTTCTCTGGCTCCGCTTGGTACATCGCCACGCTGGCCGGTACTTGCCAAAGGAAATGGTTTACACGCAACTCGATGCCTGACAAGTCGGCGACGACAACCTTGTGGCCCGGCGGAGCAATCAACGACCGACGTAGTGCATCCGATGGGCGAGGGTTGTACGGGTTCACGCGTGGTAAATTCTGTGGATTGTAGCCCCAACCAGACCAGCGGCCCGTCGTGTCTGCGCCGTAATACTTGAGCGGGATCGGCACCTTTTTCTCAGGGTGTGCGTTGGATGCGTCCATGAACGCTTGGATGCGTGTTTGTAGAATTGTGGACTTCGCGTCGAGCCGTGCTGCGGCAGCTGTGGCGACGAGAGGATCATCGTGTTCCTGCAACTCCAGAAAGCCTTCATCCGTCTTGGCCAGAGCCGGTATCTCTTTACCCGTTGTAGGAGAAACTTTAGTCGGAACGTCGACTTCGATGGTTCGCAGGAACGCTGCGAACTTAGCAGCAGACGACAACACCGTCAAGGCTGCGGCAGCGGCTTCGTCGTCGTCCATGCCTATCTCGTAGACGTCCATTTTACGCGCGGCTTCGACTAGCATTGCCTTCTTGCGGATACCTTCCTCTGTTAACGTGTCAGCAAGTAAAATCGAATTGCTTTCAAACGTGGGTTCCACAAGCATACGGATCGTCATGTCGACGAGCTTGACCTCTTCCTTGCGTGTCTGTGGGATCAGCTTGAGCAGCAGCCCGTAGCACTGATCGACGTCGGCGGCGTTGTATACCCGCATCTCATCTATCTCGTCATCTGAGAAGTCACACAGGTTCTTGCCCTTGGTGGCGATGAGCGCCGACTGGTCTTTGTGCCCCAGTCCGTAGTGCGCGACGAGCTTCGCAAGCGACAGCCCAACATCCTTCGCGTGGATAGGTCTCGCCATGGCAAGGGTACAACCCCAGAGCTTTGGTTTAACTCCAAGACGCCACGATAAGATCATACTATCGAAGCCTGAGAGGTTGTGACCGACGACCCAGTATTGTGACCAGTCCACGTTATTGCAGTAGTCGATGACCGCCTGCTCGCCGAAGACGACGACGGTGGGATCGTTCCCGAACTTAAACGCACAGCTGATAATCTCTGTGTCTTCGTGCATACAATACGCGATAGGTGACATCTTGGTCAGCGAGTGACCAACAGCCCAATAGGTTTCTAGGTCAACGGTAGCTATTTTCACGCGGCTTCCTCCTTTGTTATAAAGTCAGCGAGGTCTGCCAAATACTTCTTGGCTCCCTCGTCCGTCAGATGTTCTGGGGTGCCGCTAGAAGCGAAATCCATAAACTCGTAACCGCCTGATTTGAATTGGTACTCAAGGTCAGCATAGTAAGCCTTGAGATAAGAAAGCACTTTAGCGTTTTTTATTTGTAGCCTACGTTCTAGTAGTTCTATCCACTCACTATCTTTCATCACGCTTCCTCCACTTCGTCATGCAGTCTTGAGATGATGGCAGCTAACGCACTGCCTAGATGCTTGCGGTCACAATTTAATACGGCATCACGTACGTCGTAGACGTTGGGGTTAGCGCTGCATGACTGCGGGTGCGTCTTTGCTGCTGGCATCTCCCAGTCATCGTCGACGAGCGCGCCAACACGAAACCCATCGCCGCCCACACTGTGCTTGTTCAAGAACTCCAACAGGGTTGGCTTGTCAGTTGGCACCTCGACTTGCTCAAAGGCACCGAACTGTTTGGCGTCGGACTGTGTACCAGCCCAAGCGCCTTTGCTATCTGTGTATAGTCTCATAGCCAGAAGCTCGATGCGACCCACGCTACAACGACAGCTACGATGGCTGCGCCGACTAAGACTTTGCGTGGCGGGAACGGTGATGTGTCGTCTGCGACGAACTGTTCTAAGCTAACATCTTCTGTGACATCAGCCTTGGCTGCGGCCTCGGCCTCGAACACCTCGCGTGGTGTGCCTACCTTGGACATCAGCTTATAGACATAGCCGTAGGAAACACCTGTGGCTTTGGACACGTCGGCGGGACGAGCCAGAGGGTTGGCAACGAGATACGCCCACACCGCGTCG